CACTTTCAAAAGGTTTGCTGTATCGTGTCTTCATTACTTTACAACTTGCACGAATACCTTTTACTTCACTAATTTTATTACCATCTTCGTCTTCTTTAAGTTTGAGTTTGCGCATAGCAACCACAATACTTGATGCGTAAATAAATCCTTGTCCACCACTAATACGGTCATCTGGGTCAAACATATCTTGTGATGCATATGTGTGGTTGGTACAAACCATCCCTACATTATAATCACCAAACATATTAACACAATTACGTACTAGTGCAGTAAGGGCTTTAGGCTTGCGTCCTAAGTCACCTTTCATGTCACCTTTTTCAAACTGATTAATGTCTGTAGGTGTTAGCATCATGCCTAAACTATCAATTACAAAAAGTACTTTTGGACGATCTACATCATCTTTATCAGCATATTGTGATTTATAGTCTTTCATAAACTCACTAATCAGCTTTGCGACATCGTCAATCATTGCAACGTTTAGTTTGAGTAGTTTATCTTCTGCTGTATCTACATCTAATGCATGTAGCCACTTTTCGTCTAATGCATTTTCTGTATCTACTAGCACAACGAAAATGTCTTGTTTTTGTGCTTCACGTACTAAGTTACCAGCACAGATAAAACTTTTACCTGCTCCTGATTCTCCTGCAAATACTGACACTTTTCCTAGTGGAATACCACCATCAAATCTGCCACTTACAAGTTTGTTTAGTGTAAAGTTACCTGTTGAGATCCATGTATCAGGGTCTCTAAATCCAGTACTAAGTCCAGGCACACTCTTAGTAATGCTCTTGCGAAACTTCGCAATATCAAATGCTTTTGCCATTATTGTCTCCTAAAAAGAAAGTCTGGGGCGACTAAATGCCGCCCCGCCGGTTGTTAAGGATTTATGCTCTTGAGCGAATTGCTGCTAAGATGTCCTGTGCACTTGGCTTCTCGCCTTCAGTAACTGGAGTTGCTGTTGGAGTAGGTGCCGGTGTAGGTGCCGGAGCAGGAGTTGGTTCTTGCCAACCAGTATCTGTCACTGTTTCAGCAACAGGCGCTGGTGCTACTGGAGGTGGAGTTGGCGCCGCCACTGGTGCAGGTGCCGCTTCGCTATTGTTTGGTGCACTGTTTGATGTATCAAGTTGTACGCCTGCTGGACGATAAAAATTGCCCCAACGTACTGGATCATACAACTTACCATCAACACTTGCTTCAAACATTTCAGCAATTACTGCTAATTCTGCTTCGCTTGGTTGTTTAGGAAGATAATCATTTAAGTTATACAACCCATGTGTTTCGATAGCTGCACGTTCGTTACTATCTAAACTACGCTCTCTACGAGCCCAACCACTGGTTGAGTAATCTGCATATTGACCTTTAGTAGTTTTAGTAAGACGGAAGTCTGTACCACCTTCATAATCTGTAGGAAGTTCTTCAAAATCACTGCTCATAAGAGCACCTTTAATAATATTGAAGATACTTGGATTAATTACAAATCGACGGATTGGATTTTCTGGAGACTCTTCATCTAAAGAGTTTTCAGTTACAAAGCCTTGGAACACGTAACTACGCTTTTTCCAATACTTACGACCCATGTCTTCTAGTGCTGGGTCTTTAAACCACTGGCGTACCTCTGATAGTACTGGACAGCTTCCAACTGGTCCCCACATTTCATTACATGGAACATTTACGACACACCGACGACTGTCTGGTTGTCCTTCAATTCCTTGAAATTCCATGCGAATCATTTGACGTTCACGCCAAAAGAAAGTGTTTCCTGAATCTCCATCTGGAAGGAAACGAATTACACTTGTTGAATTTTCTGGGATATTCCAAAACGGATAGATTGCATTGTCACCTCCGCCGCTTTGTTTACCAGGACCACTGTTGTCCTGAGCCTGTAGTTTTGCTTTAATTTCTGCCAATGTTGCCATAGTTATTCTCCTTGTTTGCCTATGTGTGTTGCATTAAATGCAACTATTGCCTAAGTTTGCCTAAATGACAATGTACTTATTGTCACTAATATATAATACATGCGTTAGTTTGTCAACTAAAAAGTTTATTAATATCAAAACTTTCGAGTACAGTATTGATATCCTTTTCCCATTGATTATTTTCTGCATGTACTGGTGTCTCATTGTGTGTTGGTCGTAACTTAGGCATCAGCGATGCAAGTGCTTTTGCTGATTTACCCAGTATAGCATCGTCGTTGATGCTGTCAACCAATTTACTTGCTTCTGCAAGACAATTTGACATTGTGCTTTCGCTCTCATCAAGAACGTTAGCAATATACTCCATCACTGCACCTAGTTGTGCTCGTGCTGAAGAATTCTCAAATGTGTGGTTCATTGGATTTTCTGGATCACCGACAATGTCAGTTCCTTCTTTAACCCAAACGGTTTTGCCACTATTTTCAACTACACTTACAAGTGTGTTGATTGTATCTGCTACTTTTGTATTATGCTCACGTACTGCTTGCATTTCTCTTACAAGTGACTGAACATAAGGTAGTGCGCCTTCTACATTTTCATCAAAGTGATGTACTGTAAATGCTGTTTTGATATCGTCTAGTCCATTTTCGTCCAATTGCTCATCTTTGGCTTCAAAATCTTCTATCATAGCTGAATAGGTTCTTGCACCCTTCATACGATTTAGTGTTTCACGTATACTGTTAATGCGTCCAATAACTGCTTCTACAATATCTGCGGTATCTTCGTTAACAAGTCCATTCTTTTCACTATAACGTCTAAACTCTTTAAGTTTCTTTAATTCTGAACATTGTTCTGCAATATGCTTGCCGAAGTCATCATGTGGATTACCGCCTGCTTGTACGTGACGTAACATAGCTCTACCACCAGCAAGGTTGTTACTAGGAAATCTGTAACGCTCGCCTTCAGCATTTTCAATATAAATGGCTTGAATGTTTCTACTACGTGATCCACGTTGTTCTTCATTTACTGCTTTGTTATGTTTAATAACAAGTCTTGCGTTTTCTAATTTTTGGTAGCTACTTTTGCTGCTTCCGTATGCGGCGCCAATGCCTTCATTTACTTTATCTTGTTGTTTCATGTCTTTTACCTTTTGAGCTTGGTAGTCGAAATCTTTTGGTTCAATTGTCCTAGCATAATTTTTTAATGTATATTCAATAATACTGCGGTTAGCTAATGTTTTAATTTGTCCTAATGTCTCTTTTATTGACTGATGATCTACATTCGATCCTAAACTAACTTTTATATTACGAGTATTATCTGTTTCATCTAAACTAATCATAGTTCCATTGTCTACAATATAGAACCGTCTTGCCTCTGAAGGATCAACTGTATCAGCACCTTCGTCAGTATATAATTTTAAACTGTGGCCGTTGCCTTTGAGTATCTTAAACATCTTTTCTGCAACTAATTCTGAACTCAACATATCTCTTGTATCTCTCTATTATATAGTATTTATGCCAAGAATACGAAAGGCATAGGTGCAAGATCTTCTTCATCACTAAAACTATCTTTAAGTTCGTTATATGTGGTTTCATCATACTGTGCTACCTGTTGTGCAACTCTAACAACTAGCAATGCCGCCATTACTAAGTCATCAGTTTCACCTTCTTTAGCTGAATAGCTTGCACCACGAGCAATAAATGTTTTAGTTTCACGTAACAATGTGTTACTTGCGATCTCCATTTTATCGCTTTCGATCCAATTTTTAAATTTACTACATGCTGCTAATTTACTTTTATTTGTAGTTGTAAATCCACGCCTGTAGGATCTAGAACTACCAGATTTTCTTGATTCAGTTATAAATGTGCCAGCTATATTTTCCTCGCCCATTTCACTAATTACTACTAATGCTGCTTCACCAAGAGTATTGTTTTCTACGCTCCAATATATTTCACTATCTGGTGCTGTAGACTCTATCTCACTTAACATACCACGTAGTATACGTATTTGTTCCTGTACTGGTGTTTTATTATGCATCCACTCAGCAACTTGTCGCATACCTGGCAACTCATATATTTGTATTGCGGCATTATCGCCACCAGTACCTAAACTTGGATCAAGGCCTGCAATATATGTTTTACCATTTTGTACTGGTTTGTACCAACGTACTTGTCCAGATTTTTTATAGACGTCTTTGTGTTCCATTAATGTTAATTTTAAACTATCAATTAAAGTTTCATCAAAAGCAATAAACTCATTTAAGTGTTCTCGACGGAAACGTTCTTCTCCGATCTTACCTTGTTCTTCATCTGCCCATTCTTGGTTTCTGTCAGGGTGCGCTGTCCAATCAGCACTGTATGCTTTGAATCCATTTTTACCGACTTGTTTTTCAAATCCATAATCGTCGATAGTCCTGTTTGCTTCTCTCCAAATTTGAGCAAACTGATCATCGTCTTGGTTTGGTGTACTTGTAATAATACATTTACCACCTGTACTAAGTGTAGGACTTAGTGATGTCCAAAACTCACGAGCAATAGTGGGTCTCACAAATGCAAATTCGTCTAAGTATGCTAGTGAGATAGATAAACCACGTCCAGTATTTTCGGTAGTGGCTTGTGCTACAATACGGCTACCATTATCAAATTCTAAACTACCTTTATTATATGCTGTAACACCAGCACGTATAAAGTTTGGCAGTAATTCATATGCAAAACGTATACGTTGCATAATCTCTTGTGCACCACTATACTTGTGAGCCGCAATTAGAATAGTTTGGTCAGGCATAAACATTGCATACCATAATAGATATGCAGCCGCCGCTGTTGACTTACCCATTTGTCTACTAATAAGTGCAATACTATATTTGTGATTATGGTAAGCGTCTAACAATCCTTTTTGAAAGTCAAACAAGTCAAACTTCATACGCCCTTTAGTAGGGTGTTGAATCCAACAATATTTTACAATAAAATACTGCGGATCCATAGTACACTTAGCAAGCTCTTGTAGTTGCTCATTTGTATACTTTTCTTTTTGGTATGGGGTTTTGGTTAGTTTTGTATCTACTGACATACTATTACTTATGTTGTGTTAAAAAAGGGGAAGCAACAAATTGTTTTGTTAGCTTCCCCAAATGTAAACCTTAAGCCTGTAATTAAGGGTTATATATTACATACCTGCAAGTTTGCGCAAGTAATCTAATTCTTCGTTTGCTTCACCAAATCCACTATCACGGCCAATACGCATCTCTAAGTCACGAGCTACTTGATCTCTAACATCAGTGTCTGATGCTTCTCCAAAATCAGGTTGATCGTCTGACAAATTCATTAAGTCGTTCATAGCTGCATCAATAGCACGTTCTGGGCTATCAAATTCACCACGCTCATGTCTTTTAACAATATCGTCTACAATCTCTGCAACTTCAGCATTACCTTCGTCACTAAACATACCGTATTCACGGTTACTATCATACTCACCACGTGATGGGTTATAGTCTGGTGCGCCCATTGCTTCTGTTGTGTCAACTGATTCTTCCATGGTTGCTTCTGTGTGTGCTTCACGCATTGCTCCCATTAATTCTTCAAAAGCAGATCTTACATCTCCTAAATCACAATCGTCGCCACAAGCTGCTTCTAGCTTGCCGCCATCACGGAATACACTACTAAGTTCTGTTAGCTTATCCATTGCGCCATTAAATGTGTTA